TCTCGGATTCGAACCGAGGACCCCGAGATTACAAATCACGTGCTCTGGCCGGCTGAGCTAAGGTGGCGACATTGCCCGGCGCCAATCGGCCGGGCGGCGATGATTAAGTGGCGGCTGGAGCGGAATTCGCGGGGTTCTCCGGGGCAGGCTTAATGCCCGCCTTGTCATCCATGTAGCGAGTGGCGAGGGCTTGTATCTCGGAGATAGTCACTAGGCCACCAAGCACTCCGGCCAGCACAAGGAGTGCAACCCCCGCGGCGAAGGCCACCCATACCTGGCACCTAAAGAGGGCCGCGATTCCAAAAATCAAGACGGCCGCGCCTCCGCAACGACGCCAAGAGATAGACCGGTCGGTTTCCTGCAAGGGGCCCGGCCAGGGCAGCGCAAAGCTCCCCAAGATGGCGAACACCACGCCGAAGGTAACGGCGGGGACGTAGGTGGCTATGAGGCCAAAGGCGGCGTAAAGCTCGAAGAACACAGCCACGATGGCCAGGGCTCCGAGAACCAAATACAAAAGGAACTTTTTCTTGTTCATGGAAATCCTTTCAGCCCATCCGGGCTTTAATCGAAGTTTTGAAAGCCTCAAAAAGTTGAGGCTGATTTACCCAAAGGCGCGGGCAGTCTTTCCAACCCACGACGTCATGGTGAGTAAGCACGCGGGATAATGGATCGAGCTTATACCGGGAGCAAAGATCGGCACCGAGTTGGATAGCGCTCACGATCGTCTCCGCTGAGAATTCTCCCTGGAGATCAAGTGGGCAAAGTTCGATTCCGATGGTGGCAAAATTGGGCGAGCTTTTCGGACTCGTCATGAGTGGCCCGAATAAATCGCGAGCGAGATCGGTATAAACTTTCTTTGAGGCGGGATCGATTTGAGACGATCCGACATGGAAGGCGACCTCTCGCTCGGGAATATCACGAATGATTTCGCCTTTTAGCCCGATGATATAATGGGCCGATCCATAGCCGTCTCTACCTTCTTTTCGTGACTCGAAAAAATTACGATTAGCGGCGGCGCTTGCTCCAGGGTTTGCGGTCCAGTGGTAGACGATGGCCAAGACCTGCGGGAGCCTCCAGCCTGGCCGGGAAAAGGAATTAATAGTCAAAAGATTCTCGACGATATTCATGATCGCTCCTATCGTTCGACTGATTTTTCAACGACAGCCGCAGGAATCATCTTGCCCTTTACCCGATGATCTAAAAAGGCCCAAAGACCGCTAGATCCTGCGACGGCCAAAACGGCGACGATTATCGTCACCCACAAACGCGGAGTCATGCGAGATTTTCTTGCCGGGGCTTTGGGCAACGCGGCAAAAATCGCGTCTAGCTTTTTGTTCTGCTCATTTTGTGCAGCTTTTACTTCGTCCATTCCTTCCGTGAGGTGAGCAACGTCTTTTTGGAGGGCAACGATTTCCTTGCTTCTATCGCTCATATCCTCTCTCACGGCTTTAATTTCGTTGTAGATCTCATTTTGTCCGTTTTGCATTCGCTGGACTTCGCCAACAAGCAAAGCATGAGCATCACACGTTCCAGGCATTTAACGCTCCCTCCTCTTCGCCTTGATCGTCTTCGGGCGCATCGCCATTCTCATTTTTATCTGCTGAATTCTGGGGGGTGGAGCTCCCCATCGATGTCGGCGCGTAGGGATAGAGCGGAAGCTCTTCGTACTCTCGCTTTAATTTAGCACGGTTCGATTTACCGCTTGAACCGTTGTATTCCTGGGCGGCGTCATCGAGGGTTGCAAGGCCAAGCTTTGCGGCAAGCTCGGTAGCCCGTACCGTCTGGAGCGGGTCGATGTTCGGCATGCTAGACCCAACCCAACGATGGGAGAGCCATGCAGCACGGAGACGCGAGTCTTGCCAACCTTGAGCGATGACCCGGCCGGCGGCAATCTCCTCAGTGAGCCATGACTCGTAGATCGGGTCGAGGTGATCGCAGGCGAGTTGGTAGCGGCGTTGTACCGCAATACGCCAAACCAAAATAAGGGTGGCGCGGCTCGCGGAATAGTTATTCGAGAATCGCATGAGGACCGTCTCAATAGACTGGCCCTGCACCGCGGCGATGTAGGCGAAATAACCATCGACAAACGTGTTAAACGAATCGGTGGGCGCGGTGTTTTGAAAGGGTTTTGCCGTTTGCTTGCCGGGCATATTGAATAATGCAACTGAGCCCGGCTTATCGATCGCGGCCTCGGGGACAAGCTGGCAAAGAGGCAACGTCGATTCTGTGGTAACGTTTTGAGCCCCGGCCGGCGGGGTGGGGTTAGAACCAAATGCCTTTGATCCAATACCGCCGGACGAAAACCCAGCCAGCGGGTCGATCACCGGTTTATCACTGGAAGATTCGCCGATGATAAAAATATTACTCTGGTTTTTTGCCTTATTAATCGTTGCGCTCGTATAGTCGAGCAAGTCGTTAAGCTCTTGCATCGAGATACCAAGCGCAGAAAATCCCCGGGTCTGGCCTGCGTACTCAGGATCGAAACCGTGGGTCATAAAAATACGCCCGGACTTCGGGCCGTACTTCGGGATATCCATGGGGACTTGGAGCTGTGAGGCGGGATCGTGGTGCCATATTTTGTAATAGGTCTCACGGCCGGCAGAGTCGTGGGTGATTCCGTCTTCGTTTTGCGAATTATAAAAAGTCGACGTTAGGCCAAAGCCCCGGATCTGGTCGGGGTCGAGAATTTCGAACTGGAGCGGATTAACCAGGCTGGGGTCTTGCGAATAGTAATGGCGAACGAAACACTCGTTATCGCGCGAACGATATCTCCGCATTAAGCGTTGGGCCTGATAGAAATTCATACGGCCCGAGCGGCACGCGTCTTGGCTTTGAGCCCAAAGGTCGAATTCTTGCGCGCGAGCGGTGGCCCACTTCTCGGCTTCCTCGGCGCTTATACCAAGGATTTCGTATTTCGGCTCAGGTACGAGCATAAGCCCGGAATCGATAGTCGTATCAACATCGCGATTGATAAGGGCTTTGGCCTGCTGGCTTGTTTGCTCAATGTTTCGCGCGTTGCGGCGCATGCGCGCATGATCGATGAGGAGCGTTCCGTCGGTCGACTTCAGGCCGCCATTCCATTTCGCCCCAAAAAATGAGCGAGAATAGCCGCCGACCTGCGCGAGCATCTCGTTCGCGCGCGACTCAACGCCTCGGGCGAATGAGCGCGGGAAAACTCGTTCGATTAGGCTCATGGTATACGCTCCGTGGTGACTACTGTTACACCACCACGTCCATTTAGCTTCTGTGCGTAATAATCTATCTGAGCCTCAATACCCCTAAGTATCTCCTGGAGTTCTGCTGGGCTACGGCGTGATAACTGCTGAGATCCATCGGAATCTTGGAAATTATAATTAGATACCTCGCCTACGCCGAGCGCACGATCGAGTGCGGCCGATACTATTTCGCGTTTTTTTCGGTAATCATCAAGCCTTGCCTGTAGCTCCAGCGCATCCATGCTTTGAAGAAAACATTATGGACCGCAAACGTCAAGCGAGTACGGCGGAAAGCATATCGATTATATTCCTGGTGGTGATCTGCATGAGCGCTTCTTGAGTACACCCCTGGGCGCGCATATTTCGCCTATACTCCTCAAGCTTCATATCCAGATAAACGTCTCCGGCGCATAAGGCATATACTCGGCAGTCGAGCGCTTCAACGCGCGCGCGGATATCGTGAAAACTTCCGTCAAGGTGCTTCTCGGTCCCGGTGAGCATATTGAAATACTCCTCGTCGTATTCGCGAGGGAAATCACAGAAACCCGGGCGCTGAGGATCCTGGGGAGATCGAAGAATATTTAAATTATTGTAAATGATATTTTTATAGTGGTTTGTTGATATTTCGTAGACGACCTCACCGCCTGAGCCGATCGCGGCCGCGCGGTACTTCTTAAAATTTCCCAGGCCGGGGACGTCGACTTTTTCTCTGCGCTTCGAATCGGCGGTCAACATCTTAAAACCCTTAACCGGGAATGTGTTCGGCCAGCGTCCGCAAAAACGATAGACGATTTCTGACCGGCCCTCGCTCGCGTCGCCTGAGTCTATAAAGGCGATCATGGGAGAAAATGAAACGCCATCGTCGCGCTTAAATTGAAACCCGCCTTTATCTACGAAACTATTCAAGCTTTCCCACGCCCCGGAGAATGGATCCATAATGTCACCCTCGAAGCGCGCGTACATAATCGACCAGGTGCGGTATCCGGCCCCATGGCCGAGCACTTCCATTTCCAGGCGCGGCGGGTTTTTTTCATCCCGCAAACTGCCCTTTTGGACGTCGATACCCACGGTGAGGTAGAGGACGCCGCGGGGGACGGTTTTCTGGGAGTAGTTCCCGCGTAGGGCGAGAACGGTGTCGAGTTTTGGACGCGAGCCAGAATCTTTGAAGGGTTTACCGGCGTAAAGGTTCACGAATGAGCGAATGCCATCGGGGCCCTTCTCTTCGGCCTTCTTTTGCTCTTTCCACAAGTCCGTAAATGAGAGCATGCCAATGGGGGAGTAAAGAGAATTCATCCCATACGATCGGCGCGTTGGGTCGCCGTTATCCTTGGTAGGTTCCCATCGTGCCTTGGCGCTTTCGATGGACGGGAATCGTAGGCTATGCGGATGGTCTGAATACATCTCGAGTTTTTGATTATTAAATATCGCCTCATGGCAGCACTCGGTTAGGTAGTAAGCCTGGACGAGTACACCGCCTTGCGTTTCCGACTTGAGACCGTAATCGCTCGAGTCATTACCCATCTTTAGTTCCATGAGTTTTCCGCATACCGGGCAGGGTACCATGAATACTCGTTTATCTCCGGTTTCGTAATACGGATTTATGTTTGACGCCTCGATTGTGGTGGGGCTCGAAAACATCATGATCTTTTTACGGGCGCCCCAAGAAATCGTATGGCCTATTAAAACCTCCACCCAGTTTCCCTCGCCCGTTGTAGTGAGCGCAGGGACACCGTCGACCTCGTCAATTACGAGGACTCGTTTATCAAGAGCACGTCTAGCCATGAGCGAGCGGGCCGAGGTGATATCGAGCGCGCCGCCGATTACTTCTTTTCGATATGTCGAGTCGCCGGAGCGGCGCGACTTCGCGGACTCGGTAGACGCAGTGATCTTGTGGCGGAAGCCAAGCGAGTCGATCACCGGCGGCAGTTTCTTCGTTGCCCAGTCGAGGGCGAGATCATCAGATGCGGTGATATAAAGGATCTCTGTGGGGTTCGCGTCGAGCCAGTAGCCGACCACATTTTCCGCGCAAGTCGTCATTCCAACTTTACGCGGCTTCATGATCGCCTGGAATTGTACCGGCGAGTAAGGGCTCATGTTGTCCATGATCTCAACGAGATACGGAGCGCGAGCATTCCGCCAAAGCCCCGGGAAAGGTGTATTCGTAGGCAGGTTCCGGCGGCCCTCGACGTATTCCGAGATGAGACGCGGGGGTGGATTGTTCGGAAGAAGAGCGTTCATCTCGCGAAAAAACTGGACGTCATGCGCGATCATTAATCGTCCTCTAGGGCGAGCTCTTCGGACTCGGTGATAACGCGCTCGGATTCAGCTTTTAGAAAATCGTCGATCTCTCGCTTGATTTTGGAGAGTGCCTGAAAAATCTCATCGTGGAGAATTCCTTGGCCCTTAAGCGTCTTGGCAGGATCGGAAACGCCAAACTCCGCGGCGAGTTGGTCGGCGAGTTTTGCATCCAGAGGGCAAAGTATCCCCGTATGCGTGGCGTAAATCTTGGCAAATACCCTGCGGGCATCGGCGATCGGTATGTACTCGTGCCGCTTGATTCGGTTGTCTAACTCGTACCGCTCGGCCATGCCCTTGTCTTTTCTAGCCTGGTAATTCGACGAGTCGGGGGATAAGGCAGATCCTCGGCCACGCCGTCCCGTTTTTACCAGGTTCCCGCCTACGGGTTGCCCCAGAGATACTGAAGCCGGTGGAATTGGCGGGGATACTTGCCCGGGGGTGGCCTGATCCGTTGAATTGGTGGACGCCGCCTCTTCCTTCTCAGCCCGCGCCCCACCGCTGGTTTGGCGCATAGACGATGGGTGATCGATATAGTACCGGACAGCCGGGTCGGACTCGTCATACCCAAGGCGCCCGCCTTCCTCGACCCTGCGGAGTTTACCTTGCTTCGTGAGGGCTGATATTCGTTGTTTAGATACGCCGGCCTTTCGCGCCAGCTCGCCGCCTGAAATAATCATGCTGGCTTGAGGTTCGCAACTGTTGCCGCAAACGTCAACGGTTTACCGTCAACTGTTGACGGTGACCCGCTGGGTTTTTTACGACGGGGCCGCGACATGACCCCCTTGCCCGGGGTGGCGGGGCGCACAGTACCTTAATTTATTTAATATGCTTAATGATGTCATTGAAGTAGTGAGCCCAGACGTCATCGGGCCTGAACCAAACCCTGAGGCGATCAGTTGTGATCTTTGGCCAGTCGAACTTACGTGGGGTAGGGGTCTGTCCTAGTGTTTGCACCCTTGTTACCTTGGGCCTCTCATAAGTAGCCCTGTCTCTCTTGTCCTTGAGGCGTATACCACGGCTCTTTGACTTTACCCACTTAGCAGTCTGACCACGCTGAAAACGGTAAATACCAGGTATCCACTTGCCCCCCTTGATTAAGAACATGCCATGCGAATCGGCGGTGTAGTCAGGATTCCTGGCAAGGATAGAGATCATGGCCGGGATCCTCATTCTTTCAGGGATATCGTCAAAGTCAGAAGGTTTTGGCAGATCCATACCAGCCATAAGCCTGTTGGATTGAGAGGCCTTTACTTGCCTGTCTCCAGATCGTGCATTATCACCAACAAGGCGCTTACGTTCAGGCGCTTGCCCTGTCACCTCTTCTATCCATCCAGTAAAGCGATTGGATTTTATAGATCCAGCTTTTGCTTTTTGAGCATCGGGTGATCCTGTAGGGGAAGCTTTCTCAACTCGAAACATTGACTGAACAAAAGCTTTATTTCTGATGATGTATCTTTCTGAAAGAACTTTAGGCGCAAGTTCGCGGTAAGTGAAGGCCTGGTCATTTAAGAAATTGGCGGTTGCCTTTTTTGTTTCAGCAGGCGCGATCTTAAATAGGTGTTCGAGCGCTCCCATATTGAGCTTAGTTTCGAAGGTATCCATGGAGAAATAATAGGTCTTTTTTCCGAAAACGTCGCTTATTACACCGCGTAATAGTGGTGTAATAAAAAATGTAATAGTCTATATATATATAATATAAATAAATAAATAATATTATTA